CGGCGCGTATCTTTATGGAGCCGGCGGCGCAGCGATACCAACTCCATCGGGTTCTGCGGCAGGCAGAGGTGGATACGCCGGATGCATCCGAGTCATCTGGCCAGGAAATACAAGGCAATTCCCGTCAACTGGCACAGCCGACCAATAATATTGTAGAAATAAACTAACCGCAGTTAGTTTTTAGATAAGTAGTAGACTGATGAACGTCTTCCAACTACCCTACACTACTAGAATTAAAAGCTGGTATGAATTAAGATCAAGCAGTGTAGATTTGGATATGAAATCCAAATGCATCACTATCGATAACTGGTGGCAAAACGCACCATTAGTCAATCACCATTTACATCTGTTAGATAGCCAATCATGGCCCGGCCCCTGGGATCTTTTGGAAGAAAATACGTATTGTACGGTTGCAAGAGCGCTAGGAATGTGTTATACTCTACTTCTAATAGGGGTAGAAGACATAGAACTAGTCGAAGCGACTGACCTGCAAGGTGAGGATATGGTATTAGTCCTGGTTGATAGTGCAAAGTATGTACTTAATTACTGGCCCGATACCGTGTTAAATAACAATTCAACGGACTTTACCATCAAGAGACACATCGATGTGTCAGCGATCCATTCAAAATTATAATAGGCAGAATATGAATATAAACGTAGTTAAGCGCAACGGGGAAACTGTTCCTCTCGATATTTCGAAAATACAAAGACAAGTAGCATACGGGTGCAGGGGTATCGATAGCGTTAGTCCTAGTATGATTGAGATTAAGGCTCAGATTGAACTACATGATGGCATGAGTACAAAAACCATCGACGAGTTACTATTGAAAGCAATGGTTAACTTGATCGATGAGAGTGAAAATAGCGATATTAACAACGTAAATTATCAGTATGTAGCGGGCAGACAAAAGGTCAGTATGCTACGTAAAGAAGTGTACGGAACGTATGATCCTCCCGCATTGTATGATATTGTAACAAAGAACGTTAGTGAAGGTATGTACACTAGCGAGCTATTAGAATGGTATACCAAAGATGAATGGGATATCATTGACTTGTTTCTTGACCACGGCAAGGACGAAAATTACACTTATGCAGCTATCGCTCAATTAACCGAAAAGTACTTAGTGCAGAACCGTGCTACTGGTCAAGTCTTTGAGAGCCCGCAAGTTCGTTACGCTATTGCCGCAGCTACTGCTTTCCACGCAGAACCAAAAGACAAGAGATTAAAGTATGTCAAAGAGTATTACGAATGTGCAAGTGATGGCCAGTTTACTCTTGCTACCCCTGTTCTCGCTGGTCTTGGTACTACTACTAAGCAGTTTTCTAGTTGCGTACTTATCTCTAGCGATGATACACTTGACAGTATTTTCGCCAGTGGAGAAATGATGGCAAAGTATGCTAGTAAACGTGCTGGCATTGGATTGGAGCTAGGTCGTATTCGTCCACTTGGTGCAGCCATTCGTAATGGTGAAATCAAGCACACCGGTATGATCCCCTTCCTTAAAAAGTGGTTCGGGGATCTTCGCTCGTGTAGTCAAGGTGGTGTACGCAATGCAAGCTGCACTGTTACATTCCCGGTATGGCATTATCAGTTCGAGGACCTCATTGTCCTAAAGAACAATCAAGGTACAGAAGAAACTCGTGTACGTCAAATGGATTACAGTGTAGTAGTCAACAAGATGTTCTGGAATCGTTTTGCTAAGAATGAGAACATTACACTGTTTGACCCACATGATGTACCTGATCTGTATGAAGCATATTACAGAGACAGTGCTGAATTCGAAAAACTGTATAAAAAATATGAGCAAGATAAGACAAAGAAAAAGAAGGTACTATCGGCAGTTGAGATTTTCAAAAATGGAATCCTTAAGGAAAGGACTGATACGGGTCGGATATATCTCGTCAATGTGGACAACGTCATCAGCCAAGGCCCGTTCGATACGACGGTCGATCCGATATATCAGTCCAATCTATGCCAAGAGATACTTTTACCCACCCGCCCTTTCCAGAGAATTGAAGACGAGTCGGGACGAATTGCTCTTTGCACTCTTGGCAGCATAAACTGGGGTTCCTTTAAAACTCCACAAGAAATGCGCAAATGTTGTAGAGTTCTGGTGCGTAGTTTGAGCAACTTGTTAAGCTATCAAGACTTCTTATCAGTACAAAGTAAACTAGCTAATCTAGACTTTGAACCTCTCGGTGTTGGTATCACTAACCTAGCCTATTGGCATGCACGTAAAGGTTTCAAATACGGCGAGCCAGAAGCACTTGCAGAAGTCAAACGTTGGATAGAACATCAAGCATTTTACCTAACTGAAACAAGTGTTGAACTAGCACAGGAAAAAGGTGCATGCCAACGTAGTCAGCATACATACTATGGTAAGGGCGTATTCCCCTGGGAACGTAGAAATCCAGGAGTCAACGAACTTACTGACTTTACTCCTAGTGTTAACTTAGATTGGGAAGGCTTGCGCCAAAAGCTATTGAAGTATGGCATTCGTAATGCTACACTAATGGCTGTAGCTCCTGTTGAGAGTTCTAGTGTTGTGTTGAACAGTACGAATGGTATTGAAATGCCGATGGAATTGATTTCTGTTAAGGAATCGAAAGCAGGTAGTTTTGTTCAAGTTGTTCCAGAGTACAAGCGTTTGAAGAATCGTTATCAAATGATGTGGGAACAGAAAGATTGCATAGAGTACTTGAAAACGAGTGCAGTGCTAGCAGCATATATCGACCAATCACTGTCAACTAATACATTCTATAACCCTGCATTCTTTGATCAGGGCAAAGTTCCCGGGACACTGATTGCAAAGAACTTAATGCTAGCATACAAATGGGGCATCAAGACTATCTATTATAGTTTGATTAACAAAGTAGGTAGCAAAGCTGCATTACAAGAGGAAAGTAATATCATTCCTTTCGTTAAAGTTGAAGCTATCGAAGATGAGGAATACTGCGAAAGTTGCGTACTATGAGCAATTGCACATGCGGACAGACTACTAGACCTCCCATGTGCGATGGTAGTCATAGATTATCTAAAGAAGAATACAAGCAGCGAACTGAAAAATTAGCTGCATTGTTTAAGAAACCAGTAGAAAAGAAAAAAGATGAGTAAAGAACAATACAACCTAACTAAACAAACAAACTATCTCAAGCGCACGATGTTCTTAGATCCTGCAGGTCCGGTGACTGTTCAGCGTTTTGAAGAAGTAAAATACCCTAAGATCGCTAAGTACGAAGAAACTGCCCGTGGGTTCTTCTGGGTGCCAGAAGAGATTTCATTGACTAAAGACAAGATGGATCACAAAGATTCATCCGATGCTATCAAGCATATCTTTACTAGCAATCTATTGCGTCAGACTGCATTGGATAGTATTCAAGGTCGTGCTCCTAATCAAGTGTTCAGTCCTGTTATCAGTATCCCTGAGCTAGAAGCATTAGTGGGCAACTGGAGCTTCTTTGAGACTAACATCCATAGCAAGAGCTACAGTCACATCATTCGTAATGTATATGGAGTTCCTAAAGAGGAATTCAATAAGATTCACGATACAAAAGAGATTATTGAAATGGCTGCTAGTATCGGTAGATACTATGAAGCATTGCATCAGCTTAACTGCGCTAAAGAATGCGGTCAGGTAGTAGCAGAACGTGATCATATCAAAGCTATATGGATGGCACTACATGCATCGTATGCACTAGAAGCATTTAGATTCATGGTATCGTTTGCGACAAGTTTAGCTATGGTTGAGAACCGTATCTATATCGGTAACGGAAACATCATCAGCTTGATTCTACAAGACGAACTACTTCACGCTGAGTGGACAGCATGGCTGATCAACAATGTAACTAAAGATGACCCTCGATTCGCTTCTATTGTAGAAGAGTGTCGCGCCGAAGTGTACGCATTGTACATGGAAGTTATCAAAGAAGAAAAAGAGTGGGCTGATTATCTATTCAGTAAGGGTGTAGTGATTGGGTTGAACGCAGAGATATTAAAAGACTTTGTGGACTTCACTGCATTCAATCGTTTGAAAGATATTGGTATTAAGTACACAGAGAGTCATCCTAAGCATAGTCCTATCCCTTGGTTCAACAAGCATGTGAACATCAACAAGAAGCAAACAGCACTACAAGAAAATGAGTCAACTAACTATGTCATTGGTGTAATGTCAGACAATGTGAACTACGACGAATTACCGGTACTATAAAGGAATAACTATGACAGCAATCGTATGGAGTAAGGACGCATGTCCTTACTGTGTTCAGGCTAAAGCCCTGCTCACACAGAAAGGTATCGCATTTGAAGAACGAAATATCATGCACGGTACCTGGACTAAAGAACAACTACTAGAAGCAGTACCAACTGCACGCACACTACCGCAAATCTTCTTAAACGAAGAATATGTGGGCGGGTTCACTGAACTCAAAACAAAACTAACAGAAAGCAAATAATGAACTTCGAACAAGGCAAAACATATACAATCAAATTGAACTCTGGCGAGGAACTTATCGCTAAGGTAACTGATGTGTTCACCGACGCAAATACAATTAAAATCACTGATCCAGTGTCAATTGCGCCCGCACAAGGTGGTATGCAAATGATTCCTAGCATGTTTACGTCAGAACCTGGATGTTCAGTTACACTAAATACTACTAACGTGGTAATGTTCTCAGAGACTGAGGATGGTATCAAGATGAAGTACATCGAAGCAACAACAGGTATCAAAGTACCTGATAAAAAAATTATATTGGGGTAATATGCCAGGAATAAGTCGTGTAGGAGATCAGAATCAAGCAGGCGGCGCTATTATGCGCGGCGCCAGTTCAGTGTTTGTTAACGGAATACCCGTCGGACTTCACACTAGTTCGATAACTCCACACGCACCTTGGAACCGTCGCTCACACCCTCCGCATCAGGCAGCATCTACTACTGATGGTAGTAGCACTGTATTCTGCGAGGGCGTTCCTGTACTCAAAGTAGGTTCAGGCAATAGTTGTGGTCACAGTATCAGCCAAGGAAGTCCGGATGTGTTCGTGCCATGAGTTTAACAGGCAAATACTCTCCCCTTAACTTAAATAGCCTAGGGTCATTCATGCAGAACACTGGGTTGTGTATCAACCGAAATACTGCAACTCGCATGGGTACTAGTACCTCACTCAGTAACTATGCTATGGGTACTACCACCCGTGATACTGTATTAAATTTATTAGTGCAGTCAATTAGGGCTTGCTTTCTTAATAGCAATCTCACGTGCTACAGTCAAATTACATCAATTGGTGCAGGCTCTATTCCCTTACTTGGTAATAGTAAGCCCCCAGAGTACACTCGTACTGCATCATTAGCTCCCTATCCAAGTTCAGCACCTTATGCAGGTGAATGCACTAGCTATGGATGGTTACGAACTATCCCACTGCAAGCACATAACGAATTTCATATTAACAACGGGTCGTATAGTGACTTCTTGATGACATTCAACATGGCACAGGGATTCATCAGCCAGTCAAACAAAGCTATCGATGCTATGAATGCGGCAGATACTTACTTAGATGGTACGTATAGCAACATGAATGACTTGATTACCGCAGACTTAGCCGGCGTTAGTTTGTCTCTTTTCTTCTGGGGCCAAGACTTAATCGCTAGCGGTAGAGTAATCGACTTAACCAATATTGATAAGTTTGGTAGCCCTGCTGCATTATTGCGAACCTTATCTAAAAATAAAGCACTTACTAAGGCAGCTAATCTAGCGTTACTAGTAGCTGGGTTCTCATCCGATGAGATAGATTCTCTTGTTTCCGGAACAGAAGCTACAGTAGACCAACAGAAAAAACTATATAGTGCATTCTGTATTATCATGGATAATGATTTAGTTGAAGTAATGATAGGACTAAACTGCCAAACTAAAGGTTTACGTACTCTTGCTGATTTACTAGATCCAAAGATGTTGTTTCCTAGAAGTTATGCTACATTAACTACTCCTGCATATAATGCAACACCGGGCCCAACAAACAGCAAAACATACTATCTATTGTATACTGGCGGTGAAGTAACTTCATACATAGTTAATAACTACGGAGAGAACCTAAAAGTAATTCTTCCGGATACATTGGCTGCTGCATGTGACGCATTTGCTTCTACTATGTTACAGGTTAAAAACATCAAGTCTATGAATATAGAGAAGTTTAGTCAGGTAGTACAAAACTTAGAAACAGTAAGCGACTTAGCAGTTAATGGAACTAATGTTCCTACTAATCAAACTATTAGAAACTCTGCGTTACCTCTCATGGCATTAGGTAATGGAGTCAATGGTATATATACTACTTGCGATTTCTTTGGAGCTATGTCAGGCTTGTCCTATGACTGGGTGACATTAGAAGGATATATTAATTCACTAACTACTAGTAATTTGTCTCGTATATACCAAGATTTATATCTAGCTGTGACTCAACCGGTAGTAACCGAAGAGACGGCCGCAGTTGATTGGGACGCTACCAATACACTAGTACTATCATACATTAATGAGGCTAATAGGGAGATTGCTGCAATAGCCCAATCTGTTCCTGCATTAGCTGTAGCAGCAAACAAATTATATAATATGTTCGGTCGTCACTTGACATTAGAACAGAATGCTAGGAGTATAGGTATTCGTGCAGAAAAATACCTACCTGATCTAAGTACAGTTACTCCTGATATATACGGATTCATGGAAAGTTTGAATAATTATGCTATCCAAACTGAACACTGGGGCCCTGCACAAAACTTAGAAGCTATCGCTGATACTATGACTGTCGGTGGTAACAGTATGATCGGCGGAATGCGGGAAGTTCGCAATGCACATAGATTAGGATTAACTGGTGCAGAGCAAGATAATGAAGTGGGTACCGAGAAGCTAATACTACCTAGAATCAACGGGTTAGTTCCTACTACAACAAAAACAGATCCAGTAACTGGAAATACTATAACAGTACCGCTTATCACTACTGGTCCTCTTGTGGGTATCCCAATTGATACGGCTGGCCCAGGCCCAGTTGGACCACCATGGGGAGATACTATTACAGTTGATCCTGCCAATATCGGAGCAATATCTCCGTACATGTTAGCAAACCCAAATACGGGTAACCCTAACACATCGCCGTGGACTACACTAGTCCCATCTCCGATAGATATAATTTCGATTACACCTATCGTAAAACCGTCAATCATTACACCGGCTCTAGCAATCGATGAAGTTATATTATGTAACTGTGACTGCTGGGACCACATAATGTAATACCGAAACGTTTGACGTTCAACACGCATAGTGTTAAACTATGCATAGGAAAGGAGTATATATGAAATATATAGCCCCAAGCGCCGCTAAAATCTTAGCAATAATGTTAGCGGTGTTTATAATTATCTCAATAGTTATTGACGATTCAAGTACAGAATCAGAGGAAGTTTCAGAAGTAATTGAAGCTAAGCCGGTAGATAATAAACAGTTAAAATGTTTAGCAGAGAATATATATCATGAAGCCGGCAGTGAAAATGCTAATGGCAAAGCAGCCGTAGCTAGAGTGGTAATTAACCGTGTTAATCACGGTTTTGCCAGTACACCTTGCAATGTAGTATATCAAGTAACAACAGTAACTAAGATTAATGAGGATACACTAGATTCATACAGAGTTAGAATGTGTCAATTTAGCTGGGTGTGTGAAGGTAAACAGAAACCTAATACAAATGATCCTAAGTATGTTCAAGCATTGGATATTGCTTATCAAGTATTAGCCTACGATGCATATCAAGATGTATTGCCCCGTAGTGCATTATTCTTTCACAATTTAACAGTTGATCCATTCTGGCCCTACAAGCAAGTAGCACGAATAGGTAATCATATTTTTTATAGTAAACAGAAGGTAAAACACAATGAGAAGAAGTCCACACAGGGGAACATTTAGTATGACATCATATGAGAAGAAACTCATAGAGAATCCAGAGAATCAAAATGCGCTAGATATGATTGAGTTCTATAAAAGCCATAAGCAGATGCAATTAGAACTAGAAGAAACCCCTGAGTGGCGTACAGAGAATTTAGAATATGATTTGCGCACTAGCGATCTTATTATAGAGAAATGCAATGATAGAATCTATGCACAACATCTATATGCCGCACTGTGCAATAATGACTTTACTAAGAATGACGTGTGGCCTATACTAACTGAGAAACGATGGAGTTGCAGTTGGAGACACGCCGGTGGAATCATTGCTGATATTCGTGAAGAGGGTGATTATATTGACTGGTACTGTAGTGGTATACGTAATATAGAAGACCTGACTGATGAAGAATACCATCAACTGAGTATGAAAGAACAAGAACGCTATTTAGAATCTAGAGCTAGCGTAGCTGAAAGCGTAGTTACTGACGAGATTAAACAAGACCTATTGAAAATGGGATGGCTCGTAGTAGACTCAGACCCGGAAGATTACTAAATACATATCAACAAGGAGATATATTATGTTAGACACATTATTTTGGTTAGCACTAGGCGCATTCGTGGGATGGAACTTCCCTCAGCCACAGTTCGCAAAGAACATTCAGGCTAGAGTTATGACTATGTTTAAGAAGCCAGTCTAATTAAATTTTTCGGTTACTATAAATTACTATAAATCTATAGTAACTGAAAGATTTTTATGGTAGACACTGCATCAACAATACAACAAACACTTGATTCGTTAAGAGAATCACTATTGATTACTGATTCTAAATTAGGCGAATTCCTAGTTTATAAGAACGATACTGTAATCAGTAAAGCAATCGACATGTTCGGAGAATACTGCCAAGCTGAGGTAGATATCCTTAAAGGGTTTCTTCGCAACGAATCTAATCAATATGTTGATATCGGCACTAATATCGGATATCATCTAGTTGCAGTACACAAAGAAACAAACTGCAATGTACTAGGATTCGAACCTAACCCAAAACACTTTGCTGTAGCATCATACAACAGCAGAGAATATCCCAAGATTCAGATTGTCAATGCAGGCGCAAGTGATAGTAAATCTGAGTTTATTCTAAAAGACTTTGACCCCGCACTGAATACTAACTACGGTGATATACATATCACTGAGGGCGAGGGTATACTAGTTAAAACGATTCCCTTAGACAGCATTCCACTTAGCTCATGTGACGTTATCAAGATTGACGTTGAAGGACATGAGTATGAAGCAATGCAGGGTTGTACTAAGACTATCAGCAAGTATCGACCTGTAGTATTCTATGAAGCAATGGAATGGGATGTATGGAACAATTGCTATACATTCTTGGATGACAGACGATACAAACAATATTGGGTAGCTTGTAGAACAAAGCCCATCGAGCCTACATTCAAGCCCAGTGATGAAAATCCATTCGGTGATAGCACAGTATCAAACATACTAGCAATACCTAGTGAAAGACCCCAACCCACTGACTTAGTAGAAGTTATTCAGGGTGAAGGATTTAGTGCTTGTTATGAGCGTTATAGAAGACTTAAGATATTGTTCTAAGTCCATCTAGGGTACTTGGCTAAGTCCCTTTTGTAGTTATCTTTCAATACTTCCCATACAGTTTGATTAGTATTGCGATACAACACTTCACCCACTCTCTGCATCTGTCCTGCTTTAGCCATAGTAGGACATGCTATTCTATGCATTAAACTCTGAGAGGCTAAGTCGCTTTCCGTAGTAGTTACAAACACTCGACTACCCGGGGGCGACCAATCTATACCCACTGGCACAAAGAACTGTGCCGCAGTGTTTTGCAACTCGGTAATACCACGTACTGTGCGCAATCCCGGTCTTCCAATAGAATCGGCTAATATATCAGAGAATACGCAAGTTCTAGCACATATTCGATAACAATTCTCACCCATTATATCAAACGTATGCGCAGCACAGCTACCCACAGCAATATCGTTATAATATAGAATCCATACACATTTCTCGGGTTCACGGTCAAAACAATCTACTAATACTTTCTGGCTATTATTATTGTATAACCCACGCTCATCTGCCATTCTATAGAAGTCAGATAAGTCTAAGTCAATTGACCATGGGATTATTTTAAACATTGTACTCGGTTAATAAAATCATCGGGATAGTTCTTTCTAAACGATTCCCAGCACAGTTTATCCATTAACGTAAATGGTTGCGGTACATCCCATTCAATACCTAAACTTTCTATATGCTTGCGCATTTCATCCTGTCTTGTACTATAGATATGACTTTCAGCATCTTTAATACTAACTGTTGGCTCACTCTTGTGATATGTAAAGAAGTAATTGATTGACTTTAATCTACCGTCTACTATAAAATAGCTTGAAGGGTGCATACTATACTTGTGCAGTCCTAAGCTCTGGTGTGCATTAATAATGTCAATCATTTGAGTATCCCAGTCGGGTAACACACTATAATAGCTATCTAATGTATGACTACGCTGCCAGAAATCATCCCCGTCTACTTCTAAGTATAATTTACGGTTCTTATGATCTATATCAAGAATCTTAGGAACTAAGTCAGGATATGCCCCATTCATTAACTGCGCATACTTAATCTCACGCTCCCATTTCTCCTGCATTAATTCAGGTAATACCACTTGATTTTGACCCCCGTGATATACTTCATCATTATGATACCATTGAACAAATACTTTCTTATCCTCGCTCATTAAACTAGTATAGATTAAATTGTTTCGCCATGGCTCTTCGCCGGGTAACCTATTGTAATAATATTCGTATTTCATAAACTAATCCATTGTGCTTGTGTGTTTATTAACTTAGCTATAACCTTATCTATAGTATCCTGATCATGTATAATAGCAGTAAACGGAAATACAGTTAAGATAGTGCTAGTATGAATAATAGTCTCAGGGGTAACATGAGTTAATAGCATATCAATATCAGATATTATATCACAGTGTATAAAGTTGACTTTAATACGATGTTTCCATATATTCCATATAGGAAAGATAGTTGTTTTAACAATATCACTATATTCTTTAGCCTTACCCTGATCATAACTAAAGCTAGGTTCTATTGCTAATTGTCTAGCATTCGCCCACTCTAGTGCAAATGAATCATAATCTATTCCGTTCCAATTACTATATAGATGCTTCTTGAATTCAACGTTATTTAAATTCTTATCATAGAATGTAATACTAGTAG